GGGCGCAGCGTGTAGAAGCTGAAAGCGGAAACGAAAACGTGAACGCCGACAGACGCGAACACAAACAAATTGTTAATTATACTATTCGCTACAATGGCAGCGTCAGCGTTAAGCATAGAGTAGTAGAGGACGGCATAGCCCATAACATTGTTAACATAGCCAATTTACAGCGCAACCTATATTTGAAACTACAAACTGAGGTAACACTGTAATGGCTGAAAGTAATATAACTGGAATGGCTGAGGTAATTAATTCCTTGCAGGCTATGGGTAAAAATATAAAAACCCCTAAGCTGCAAAAAGTTATACGCCAAAGCAGCCAGCGCATTATTAATACAGCCCGCACTTTGGCACCTGTTAACACAGGCGACCTGCGCGATTCTATTGGATTCATTACAAGCAAGGACAGCACCAACTTGGACAAGGCGCTTATTGGTTTGCGTCGTGAATACTACAACGCTTACCTGGGTGTTATGTTTGAATATGGCACAGCGCCAAGGATTCAAAAGAACGGACGCTATACAGGCAGTTTAACTCCGCATCCATTCATGCGCCCGGCACTAGATCAAAACGCAAACGCAGTAACCGAAGAAATTTTAAAAGGCGTGGATGGAATCCTAGCCGACCTAGCAAAGAAAAATAACTTAATCTATAAATAACCATGGCAATCACTGGACCAGTAAACGGCACGCTGATAAGCATCTATAAAGATGTAAGCGGCACATTGACTAAAATCGCTAACGCGACATCTCACAGCATCGACATTTCAAAAGACATGATCGACGTTACCAACAAAGACAGCGCAGGCGCTAAAGAATTTATTGCTGGCGAGTACGGCTACACTTTAAATGTAGAGGGGATTTTTGAAGAGGACGCAAGCGTAAGCACGCAAGGCCAATCTTTTAAAGACCTTTTGACTGACTTGTTAGCGGGTACTTCTGTAACTGTTGTAATGACTACTAACAGCGCTGGCGACCAAAAAATGACGGGCTCGGCTTTCTTTAGCAGTTTGTCTTTGAGCGCCCCCAATAACGACAAAGCAACTTTTACCGGCACATTGCAAGGTACTGGCGCATTGACTATTGGCACAGTGTAATAATTCTTTTACTATATTTGTGCCATGAGCACAGAAATTAAAATAGGGGGTGCTAGTCATCCCCTTTTGTTTAACATGAATTCGCTGCGCAATGTGATGCAGCTTGCAGGCATGGAATCCTTTGCAGATCTAAACATGCAAAAGGACCTGGCTAAATCTATGGACTTTGCGCTAGCCTGCGCATTTTACGGAATCGTTGAGGGCTACGAAGCCCAGGGCGAAAAGACACCATTCGCATCTGTTCAAAAACTAGGCGCAGCCATTACAAAGTTTAGCGAACTATCGCCAGCACTTGACGCTTTTACACAAGCCGTTACAGACTTTTTTGCAACCGACGAACCCGAGGGAAAGTAACAGCCAAGGGCGACAGCGCCCCGCTTACTTGGCGCAAAATTGAGCGCATCAGTTATGGAGAACTTGGGCTAAGTGAGGCCGAGTTTTGGAAATGCACCCCGCGTTATTGGCGCTTAAAACTTGAGGGAATGCGTGAGGCGCAGACGCAAGCCTATCGCAATCAGTGGGAAATTACACGCTGGGCTGTTGCCACAACCATGGCACCACACCTAAAAAAGCCCATCGATCCGAAACGCTTGTTAACTTTTCCATGGGAGGAGCCCGAGTTTATATCAATACACGAAGCAGTTAAGTTATATTCGCATGTCTTTGATAAACTTACACCAGACGCCAAAGCATGAGCGCCCCCATTAAAATAGCCTACAACATCCTAAGCAATTACTCAGCGCTCACGGCGTTAGTTAGCACAAGGATAAACCCCTTGCGCATTCCGCAAGAGTCTGCATTTCCTGCAATCAGTTACAACCTCGTCAGCGTTATTGCATCGCCTACCAACACAAGCCACAGCCGTACAGATTTTGCCCGGGTGCAGGTTAATAGTTTTGGCACCACGTTTGCAAGCGCCACAGCTGTAGCGGAAAAGGTGAGGGCTGCATTTGAGGCGGCAACATTGCCGGCCATATTTAATACAGTTAAATGCCAGGCTATTGAATTTGACAGCGAGGTGCAATTAACCGACGACGAAGCGGGCTTTGCTGGCATCTATCAAATTTCTCAGGACTTTATAATTAACTATACTAGATAATGGCAAGGTCTTTAAACATAGTTATCGGCGCAGACATTGAAAAGCTGCAGAAAGGTTTTAACGATGCCGTTAGTGTAGTTCAGTCGAGCGGCAAGAAGATGAGCGAGGCGGCCGCAGAAACCGCTAAAAGCATACAGGATCGCCTTGCGTCTATTGCCACTAAGAACCCGACGGCGGGAACTGTTCGGCAGTTGACAAACCTAGCCATGGAGGCCAGGGCTTTGGGCCCTGAGTTTGCCGGGGTTGCAAATCAAATTATACAGCAAGCGGGTAGAATTAAAGATAGCATTGGCGATGCTCGGGCTGAGGTTGGATATTTTGCAAGTGACACTAGAAGGCTCGATGCGGTCTTGGGTGGAGTGCAAGCAGTTGCTGGGGCGTTTAGTGCGGTAGAGGGCGCTGCTGCTTTGTTGGGTGTAGAAAACAAAGAGCTACAGCAGACAATGGTAAAACTGCAAGGCGCTATTGCGTTGGTTAATGGAGTTACTGCAATCCAAAAAGCACTTGAACAAGAATCTATGTTCATGAAGGGGCTTAGCACTGCAGCAACAAAAGTGCAGACATTTGTTTTAGGGCAAGCAACAGTTGCAGCCCGTGCTTATGCCGCCGCTTTGGTTGCCACTGGAGCAGGTGCTATTATTGCAGGCCTTGCTTTAATTTATAGCGCATTGCAAGACAATGCAGACGCAGCAGAAAAAGCAGAAGAGGCACAAAAAAAATATGCGGACGCTTTGGCTGCTAGCAACTCAAGGGCAATAAAGTTTGTAGAAAGCCGTTTAAAACAGCAGGAAGAAATAGCAAAGAAAAAAGCACAACTTGCCGGCAAAACTGAAGCGGACATTTTAAAAATTGAAGAGGAATTTTTAACAAAAAGAATTGCCGCTTTTAGATCCATGCAAGATGATCTAGGTGTTGAGTCTGAACTATATGCAGAACTTGCAGAAAAAATACAGACAGCAGAAGATGAACGAACTTTAAAGGGTTTAGATATTCAAATTGAAGCCGCTCGGGAAATTAGAGCAGAAAGAAAAAAAGGTGCAGATCAAACCAAAAAAGAAAATGAAGAAATAGCCAAGAGCGCCGAAGAAACTGCAAAGGCAGAAGCTAGTTTTGTAGAATGGTTAGAAAAGAAAAGATACGAAGCTGGAGAAAAAGCAAAAAAGAAAGCCATTGAAGATGCTAAATTATTAACAGCGGCAAATCTACAAGCAGGAACGGCAAACACGCCCGTATATTTAGACGTAAAAATAAATCCCGTCAGTTATAGCGAAGCGGCCAAAGACATACAAAAAGCAACGCAAGCTTTAAACTCTGCTTTTGCTACATTGCAAGCAGATGCAGCCGCGTCGTTTGGTCAGTTCCTTGGTGATCTAGCAACAGGCGAAAAAGAGGCGGGCAAAAATTTCGGCAAAAATATGCTAGGCGCTATTGCTGCTTTCATGGATTCTTTGGGTAAGGCTTTAATTGCTACGGCTGTGGCGTCTGATGCATTTAAGAAATTACTTTTTTCACATCCTGCCGCTGCCGCCGCCGCTGGTATTGCTTTGATTGCAGGCGCAACTGTTGTAAGAAATTCATTGAATAGAGGGCCAGAGGTTAAAGCCTTTGCCAAGGGTGGTATTGTTAGCGGTCCGACATTGGGCCTTGTTGGTGAATACCCAGGGGCAAGTTCTAACCCCGAGGTAATTGCACCACTTGACAAATTGAAGGGAATGCTAAACATGAATAACAACAACAGCGGGTTTATTGCAAGTACTACAATACAAGGCCGAGACTTAGCAATAGTTTTGGAAAGATATAATAAAGACGCACGCCGTGGCTAGAAAATACTTTGGTTCTTTTTATTCCGTGACAGGCAAACTGCATCGCGTTGAGATTTGGGACGGGCCAACAGGTACGACTCCAGAGATACAGGCAAGTCTTTACGCCGCCCGAGTGCAAGCCGCAGGGGGGTATCAGGAGGGCGCAGGGTGTCTGCTTGAGAAATTGCAAGGTCTTAACGCCTCTATTGAGTTGACGCTTGGAGGCAATGGCTACGAAATAGAACGCGAAGGCCAAGGCGACACATTCTATCAAAATGCCATCCGACCTTCACGCTCCACATCTTTTTGGGTCATGCCATCCAATACTGTACTGGGCGAGTTTAAAGCCATAGCCACAACCTCAGAACAATTTTGGGCTGTGCTTATTTACCAAGATAATTCTTTGGTGCACGTGGGCCGAGTTCTTGCAGATCAAATGACATTCCAACGCGAAGCCATAGAAGCCAAGCCTGTTATTTCTTTGGGTGCTGTAGATGGTTTAGAATTGCTAAGCGGTTACAAGGTAGAATCTTCGTGGTTTACCGATGGCAAAATAACTATAGCACAGTTATTTCGTCGGTGCTTAGATGAGTTGGCGCTCAAAGATTATTGGGTTGTAGCGGGAACTGAAACAGATTATTTTAGAGACGCTGTTGCGCCGTTTTCTTTGGATGCTACACGCAAAGGCATTGACCTTTTGCAGGTTGATCTAAATACATTTGTCGACGATTACGACCAATTTAAAGATATTAAAGCCACCGACATTTCTGCTTTCCAATATGCGGAAAGTAATATGATGGATTGCAAGGCTGCACTAAAGCAAGTTTGTGAAATACTGCAGGCTAGATTTATGCTAGAGATTGGAAAGTATTGGCTTGTTTCTGCAACTGAGTACCTAGATTCTACCGTTGCCTATCGACAGTTTAATTACACGCTGCAATATATTGGAACCGGTACCTACACGCACGCTGTGCAACTTGGTAACGACACACGCCCGCAATGGATAGCCAAGCCATCACTAAGCTACCAGGCAGCTGCTAAGTACGTGCAGATTGACACAGAGCGAATGCTAGGTGCTACTGCATACAGAACATATGCAAACCAATCCGATACTTTTTTTGCCAAAACATTTACAGGGGTGCCAACTGGAACAACGCCAGACGAAGCACCTTTAAGAATCCGCTTTGCTGTTAAATTTGCACGGCATACATTTACCACATCGCCAACGGGCCCAGAGGACAAATCGGATGTAGCAATTACAATTTATTTAAGGGATGGAGGCACTGGCTACCGAGTGTTAGATTTAAATACTTTGCTATGGGTTAGCGCTGCGTCTGCGCCTACTAGTACATTTATTGAAACGATTGCAAACGACTTTCAAAATAGCAACTGGACCAGCTTTGTTTTTGACAAACAAGTAAGCAGCCCGCCTGCAGGCTTTACAATTTTAGAGGTTAAAATAAATTGGGTTAAAGCCGTTAAACAGAAATATAATATATTTGGCGGCACGGGTGCATATAATGAATTTTTCAAACCATTTTGGGGATCTATTCAATTAGCCTTTGCAGACGCATCGCCCTACAAAAACCCCGATTTTACTTTTAACATAACTGAAACCTACACGCCCGACAACGCGAATGCCGTTAATTCTACGCCGATAATTTTAGAGCCAAAGTATTACAGCAGCTCTAGCAAATATGCCATCGGAAACATAGAGGCGTACAACTCAAGTAACCAGTGGGTAATTGCCGACGATTGGCGTGGTGGTTGGGATTCTGTGACACATGGCACGCCTACCGAGATGCTAGGCCAAGGCATTGCGGGATTGTACAAGGACTTTGTGCCATCCATACAGGGCACCTGGGCAGATGCAGGAACTTTGACGGCCATCAAATCACTCTACTTTGATGATTACAAATGGTTAATAAACGGTGCTGTTTATACTGCAAGGTCCGAGCAATGGGCTGGCGAGTGGTTGGGATTGGTTCCAATATATACCGGGCTAACATCATCAGGCGAAGGGCTTAAAGTTGGCACTGGTTTAAAGGATCGCGTTAATTACCAAGACGAGCAGATAGGAAGGCTAAACGATTCGGTACAGCGCACGCCTGCATTGGTTCTTAATTACCTGGTAAACGATGCCGATGGTGCCCCCGCAACCACACCAACACTTAACACACGTTACGAGGTTATGGTGCATTTTGACAATGCAGCACAGCAGATGTCTTGGCACCTCCAAGAGCATAACGCCTCTGTGGTATACACCAACGGAACGCACACCATTACGAACGGCTACGAGTATTATTTGCAATAGCACCGATGGCAACGTAACTGTGAACTTACCGAACGCAACAGAAAGCAAGGGCAAAAAATACTATTTTATTAAGACAGCCAACCCGCACGTGGTAACTATTAGCGGAGGGTCCTATAACATTAACGGGGCGAGCAGTACGACGATTAATAGTTTGTACGGAAGCAAAACGATTATAAGCAACGGGGCGCAGTGGTATATTATTGGGTCGGCTTAATTTGTTAACGACTTAGCTTTAATGTGTTTGTAAATTGCAAGCATTATGGCACAAGCAAGCGCAGACATTATCGCAGGATCGCAGGGGTTTAAATACCACGCGGCTGCAACCGTTACCAGTGTAAGTTATGACGCGGTAGTTCCAACTGAGGACACCGTTTTCACTTCATTTACAGTTACTCAAGAGAATGGCACGGCCACCAATGTGCTGAGCGCACGCGGAATGAGTGGTATAACTTTTCAGCAGGGGGCATACTTGCCAGCGGGTAAGGGCAACAAAATTACTGGCTTTATTATTAGCAGCGGCTCTGTAATCGGTTATTAAAAATGCTAGTAACTCAAAACCTCGGAATTGGCACGCGAGGAGGCAACAATTACAAAGGTCAGGGCTGGGCTCTGGTTAAGTTGTATAAAGCGCGTGTAACTGCAGACGGTGGCTATTACGAAGGCATCGGCTGTTTACTTCGAAAACTTAACAACTTATAAAAAATGAGCGATTTATTAAATAGTGCCTCCTTAGTAATGATACCTTCT